AAATGTCTGACATGTAAATATCAGACAAATATTGAACGTGATTATGTGCGACATTGCACAACAAAAAATCACTTGATGGACGCACCAAAAAAGGGGTCCAACAATACTTTTGAGTGCTCATTATGCTCAAAGGTTTTTAACTCTGAGAAGGGGTGCCTTCAACATGAGAATACCGTGCACGAACAAAAGCACGATCTGAGTAACAAAAACTCAGAACGGCCCATGGGCAAGAGCCCAAAGGGTTCTTGGGCCGATAAAGTTAAGCGTGGTCAAGCTGGACCCGCTCAACCTGGAAAAAAAGCGGCTCCTCCCGCTAAAGGACAATTGGATCCTCGCGGAGGAAAAAAAGCACAACAGGGTGCTCAACCCGCTGGAGCTCGTGGCGCTCAGCCTGGGGCTCAACCCAATAAAATGGGAGGTCAAAATGACCAAAAAGGGAAACAAACTTCTCCTCCTGCACAGGGAGGAAGAATGGTTACAATCGCAAATAAAGAAATGCGAGTGGCCGAAGTTCAAAAACTCTTGTCTAAAGACAAGCGAACTTATGTTCGCATTAATGAGTTTTATTTCCCTAGAGTCTTGCTCAACAAACTCCTGGCTCAGCCAGGTGTCAAGACTATTCGCGGTAGATTCAAAACGCTACCAAAAGGAGATCAAGGAGCAGAACGCTCCTCTCCTAAGAACCCACCTAAGTCTCAGTAAATGGAGACTGGACGTTCCTCTAGAGGTCTGTGAGGCCTTATTAGAGGGCGTAGCGCGAGCCGGAAACGAGTTCGCGCTGTTCTATAAAAACCTCTTGTACACACAAAAATTAATCGGAACTTTAGTTCTGATGTGTGACATAGAGAAATTTGTGAAAGATATTCCTGTAGATGGAATTCTTCACAAAATTGTCAATTCGATTTACGGTAGGATTAACCTATTGTCTCAAATTGAGACTCCTTATACTGAGGAGATGATTAAGTATCATGAGATATCGAAAGATGCTCAAGAAACTTTCTCTGCTCGATACGAGATAAATCCTATTCTTAAGACATTCTTCTTAGAGTGTCGACAAAGAGCCGTACGGTCCTTCGCACAAACGAAGAAGTCCAACGAATATGACATATTGACGAAATGCCCTCGTAAATGGTTATGGCGACTTAGTGCTGGTCATAAGACTCTCGCTAGGTCTAGCACCTTAACTATAAAAGGTATTAGAAAGGAATGGGAACAGAAGTTCAATCCTGATGTCAAAGATTTCTCCAAAATGATGAGTAAACCTTTGCCAATCAACCAGCAGACTATGCTGCATCTAACTTCTGAATTAAAACCCCCGTCTAATCAACGATGGTCAAAAACGTCAGGTTGCTTCGAATTAAATCGAGAGCAAGGAGGCACGATCGCTGCATTGAAAAAGTTCATTCATCCAGACAATTTGAATGCCCTAATGAAAATGGACCCTTTGCAGGTTTTCGACGCTAAACAATTCATTCAGCAAAAGCTGTTTAAGAATTGTGTTAAGCACCTCCAAGAACTCTTTCCACCAGACGAGATCAGAAATTGCCCGCTGGGAAACAAAGAGTCAAAAACTGGTCTTTATTTAAAGTACTGTAAGTGCAGTCATCCTTATCTACTGGAATTAACTGTACTAAACTCGCCACCAGGCAAGGTGAGAATGTGCACTATGCACTTAAGCGCGTTAGGTTATTGCCTTTCGGTTCTTCAAAAATTGCTAACATTTGCAATGAGGAACCTAGCAGTATCAGCCGAATCCTTTGAAAGAAGCCCAGACTGGGGTTCTTCTATTAGAAGTATCCTACAGGGTTCTAAAAGGAAAGACTGGTTGTTCCACTCAGGGGACTTAACCTCGTGCACTGATAGGTTTATCTATCAAGTCTCAAGAGCATTATGCAGAAGGCTTTTGGAGCCCTATGCGCTAAACTTGAGAGATGAATTTGAATACCTAATCGATTTAGGGTTAGGACCATTCAAAGTCCTATCTACGTCCATTACAACGGACATTTTAAGATCAAATGATGATGTTGATTCCTACTTGGACCTTCTTAATTTTGCTGAAGGCCATTATTGGTTCAAAAATATCATTGGTCAACATTTAAGTAATCCCTTATCGTTCCCAAATATGGCGATAATGCATGCGTACTCATACGCACACTTCCAACCTGTGGAGACACAGAGAGGTACCCATCAACTAAATGAGGGTAAAGAAATGCTAAATCGCATGATGAGGATTAAATCTGGTGGATATTATATCTACCTGATTGGGGTTACAGAAAAAGGTGTAGTAAATTGGAAGAATAAATCTAAACCAATTAATCTACTCCAAGCGTATGTATGGCTAGCTGAAGAGCTAGGTTTTATATACGAGGTCTATGGTATGACTAACAAATTAGTTTGCCCACCATTTGCAAGGCACCTACAGGAATCTGTAGGATATCCAGTTAAATTTAGACCTGCTAATATTGACTTTGCCGAATATAAAATAGGTAAAGCAAGGTTCAAGTTCACTATACGTGATGAGAACAAAGGAAGATTTGAGTTGTATAATTGTTATATCCTTAAAATTATAAGGCCTGATCTTGAGACTCCGAAAATATACATGTCGGACTCAACAATCAAGAGGACCAATTATGATCCTACTAACAAACCAACCGAATCAATGGTTTTTAAATTAGCTCTTAATAAGGACAAAAAGCCCTTTAGAGAGTTTATAAATAAACCTTTTTACTTGTTTTCTAATGGTGATGATCACCTAGGTATCGCGAATACCGAAAAGAAAATTCAAGATTATCGCAAATTCCTGATGGACAATTTCAATCAGACGTATAACCTTAAAGCTGACTTCATTTCTAAAGAAGGAGCGGTTATCGCCGAACGATGTTTTAACATCGACCAGGAAAAGGCTAAGGTATGGCATGTGTTATACATGAAGCCCCGCCTCATTTTAACTGAGGAGGAAAGCGATATAAAATGGGTAGAAAGATTCCCATCGATAACCCAATGGGCTGTCAATGAGTACCGCTTCTGGAATATCAAGAGTGCAGATAAACTGTACGACATGATCACCGGAGCTCAGGATTTGCTTATTCAGCATAACCGAAAGTACTGGGAAATTTATCTGAGAAAAGGTATATGCCCGTCTCTACCAACCCACCTAGGTGGATTGGGCTATAGGCGACCAACTCAGTTTAATAAAACTACCACAAAACATTTAAGAAATCTAAACTTTTTATATAAGTTTAATAAATGTTTATTCTATGTATACCAAAAACGTTTTAACAAAATTAAAACTGTCTCAAAAACGGATATTGTTAAGTTTGATTATAATTTTAAACATAACTTCAAAGGGATAATTCCAGTTGAAAATTACCGTATTAAAGAGGCAATTTATCAACATACATCATGGCGTGATGCGCTTTTACAAAAGAAAGGGGAAACTGAAGTACCCGATCTAATAAGCTATCTAAACCATATAAAGATGTACGTAAAAATGGTATATCAATATGTAAAATATGAACTAAATATTCAAGGTTCTTATACACCACCATATCTTGATAGGGTGAATGTCCGTAAAGGAGAAGGACCTCATTATAATTTCGAAGAATACTACCTCTCTTATATTAAAGAGGAAGATGACTATTATCGTATAGTCAAGTCGAAATTAAAGTTCAAAGAAAGATTTTATGATCTGGGTGAAGACGCCTTCGAAGTCCAACCTATATATATTGGGAAAGGACAAAATGCGCCTAAATGGTATAATCTGAGTGATCTTGACATAATACGCAAGATCCCAAAAGTACCAATTCCAGATCCACGGATTTCTTACCTAAGTAAGGAGGGGGAAACCATAATCAATAAACTATCCAACATCTCAAAAGAGATGAAGGACAAGTTGAATCAGAACAGGGTAACCTTGGAGGTTATCCATGATTTAACTTCAAAGTTAGATGATATGCGGTCTAGAGATCAGGAGATATCAGCAGTATATAATACACTGTTGGTAGACCTTCCTGTAGATCGTTTTGTGAAATTTAACAAATAAAAGCTCTATATTGAGTTGTCCGTACCGGAATTTAACCGTCTGGGACTGACACAAAACTACGCTGAACCCTTTTTGG